TGTATCGCGATTTATATTCAGAGAAAAGCCAGTTGGTTCGCTTAGGGTCGATGAATCAGATCCAGATAGCGGACCTTATTTATTTCTCGAGTTGGATCGTTCCGGTGCGGATGCAATTTATAAACAGCGTTACGTACGGCTGCGAGTAGAGCTGAAAAACTATATTTCGCATAAATAACACTCTCTATTATGGAATGAACTTAATAATTATTTGAAAGGAGAACAAAATGGAAGAAAAAAACATCGAAGAATTATTAAATGAGGAGATTGCAGCGCAGATTGAGGCTTTATCTGGTTTGCAGTCCGGAACCAAAGAGAAATCAACAGCGATTGATGATCTGACGAAGCTTTACAAGCTGAGAATCGAAGAGAACAAGAGCGTGTGGGATGCTGACGAGAAATACAATCGGCGTATTATGGATGGAGAGTCCGTTACAAAAGATAGTGACTTCAAAGAGCGGCAGATCGCAGAGCAGGTTAAGGATCGATATTTCAGAGTTGGCATTGCAGCAGCAGAATTATTGATTCCGTTGATGTGCTATGGTATCTGGATGAATAAAGGATTTAAGTTTGAAGAAACTGGAACCTTCACATCTTCAACATTCAAAGGGTTAATCAACCGTTTTAGACCTACAAAGAAATAGAGGGGAAATTCTGAAACGTTGGGGACGTGTGTGACGCATGTCCTCTTCGTTTTTCTACGTGCATTTTACAATCTCTATTATGGAAAGGAGAGTTTTAAATATGAGTAAAATCTATATCGAAGTTCCTAAGACAACAGACATGATAACAGCAAGTGTACCATGTGGAAAGGAGGAAGATTATTTATGGCAGTTTACAGTCATGTTTGAAGAGAGTGATTACTTGCAAAAACGAATCGTAACCATTATGGATAATAACTGTGATGACGGTGGAGAACCATCGATTCAAAGTCAAATTGTAAAGAATGGAAACGACAGAAAAACAAGGTTCGAGTATCATATCGATCAATCAGATTTAAAAGCTGATATAGTAATTGACGTATTCTTCTGCAAAGAGAATCGAATTGTTATCGTAGAATGGTAATGGAGCTTTTGGAGATGTGATTTATTTGCATCTCCTTTTCATTTTTGCGTGAAAAATACATGGCTCTTTATGAGAGAATAAAGCTTTATCTCTTGAACAGATTAACTATGGTCGTTATACTTAATATACGAGTGTGACGATCGTACAATTTGAAAGGAGATTTTAGCATGAGTATTTTTAACGAAAAGCAGATTAAGGCAATGACGAGCGGAAGATATATTTGCTCTGAGTGTGGGAGTGTAATGGAGTTTGAAGACGAGTGGGAGGATACCTTGGTGTGTCCACACTGTGGTCACAGCATTGATTTAGATGAGTATGGCTGTGAAGGGGACGAAAAGTACGAAAACGTATACCCAACCAGAGAAGACGTCTTAGGCGTTGCCGATGAAGACAAATAAGTTTGAATATTAGCTAAAACGAGAGGGGTCTTAGAGAAATCTAAGGCTCTTTTCTTTTTGCTATGAGGAGATATAAATGCGGTACCATTATCAAAAGCCAGACATCTATTTGTCGATGTACGGCGAACTTTATATTTGCAATCATCCTGTGTATGATCGTTGCACCCTATTTATGATAGGGAATAAAGGTCTCGCAGTGATTCAGCAGCGATTTAGTGCAGATACAAAAAGTACATATTGGACCGAGGTTGATTCGTGGCTGACTGACTCTTTGTATTTACATCCAAAATTCAAGGAATATTTTGATAGCCGCTCCGGGGAGTGTACGGACGGACTATATCCGACGGTCACTATAAGACAAATAATGTGGGCATTAAAAATGAAGCCAATACAGCGTCAACGATGGGAAACATGTTTCGATAGACGTGAGATTTGAACGCACTTTTTACAAAGACTTTTATGGAAAAGGAACTAAATAATTTCATATAAAGGAGAACGAAAAATGATTGAAACTTATGTATCTATCGGAAAAGTAACTGATTATGCGATTGGTGTTCTTAAGTATTTCGCCACGGCAAGTTCGATTTTACTGATTAGTATTATCGGAGCTTTGATGGCGTGGATATTTTTGAGTGCGGTCGGTATGATCGTTGCCATCTTAGGTATAATAGTAGCAACTATTGTGCTGACCTTGGGGATTTATGAGTTACATATCCAAAAGAGACGGAGACGCTAACAACGTCTCTTCTTTTTCGCCAAAATAACAGTTCCTTTTATGAAAAACCGAAGCTTTGAAAGGAGTAAAAGGAGCATGGACGAAATGAGAATAGTATCGAAATTCACGAGGGGAATTATTTCTAAAGCAATAAAGATGGTAATACGCAAGAAAACTGGATACAACATTGATATTCAGTTGAACGAGGCTATCACCACTATAAGTGATGGAAAGACTCATCTTCATCTGGATGTAGATGCAGAACTCGATAAAGACGAGCTGATGAGCATCTTAAAGAGCATTGGTTTAAATTAACCGAGAGGGGCGAATACAACGCCTCTTTCCTTTTACTTCGCAAAATTTACAAGGCATATTATGAGAGACAGTAGCTCAGTGGGAGAGCGCGAGACGATTAAAGTCCCGAAGTCGATGGTTCGAGTCCATCCTGTTTCTCTTTTATTTTTGCAGAAAGGAGAGAGCGGATGTCTATCGAACAACTTGACTTATTATTATGCGATACGTATCAGATGGATGCGTGGTTTCCATTCGGTTGGAAATGGAAGAAAGAGCTTGAAAAATCGAGCTATTCGGTATGGGCTATTGATGAGTTGGAAAGATACATCGTCGGTAGACTTTATCCAAAAAAATCTGGAACGGTTGAAGATTTCATCATATTTGTTGGTGATTTCCGGCGAATGATGAATCAGTTTTCAAAAATCAATCCGGATAACAATTTTATGTTTTCAGTAGCAGTGGACATATCCACAGATGTCCTGGATTTATTACATGCTATGAAATAAAAACGAAAGGAGAACATGATGAAGAAACCAAATCTTCAAAGACTCGCTCAGAGGTCAAAAATCTATCTGAGAAAAGCATCACCGACAATATTGTCTGGACTTGGTGCAGCTGGTGTTATTGTAACATCAGTATTGGCTGTACGCGCGACACCGAAAGCTCTTCGTAAAATTAGAGCCGACAGCAAAGTAAATCACGATGGTGATCCGGAGGCTTATAGCAAGCTCGAAGCGGTTAGATCGGCATGGGTCTGCTATATTCCGGCAGCAATCAGCGGAACCGCAACTATATTTTGTATATTTGGAGCGAATGTGCTGAGCAAACATCAACAGGCAGCACTAACCAGTGCTTATGCATTATTGAATGATTCCTATAACAATTATAAGGATAAATTAAAGGAATTGTACGGTGAAGAAGCTCATCAGAAAATTATTGATGCTATTGCAGCGGAAAAGGCTAAGGATGTATATATTACCGCTGATGGAATTTGTGAATCAACTTCGCTATCTTTTGATGAGCGCAACCCAGATGATATGCGTCTGTTTTATGATGCTTTTTCAAGAAGATACTTTGAGAGTACGATTGCTCAGGTGTTAGAAGCTGAGTATCACTTGAATAGGAATTTGAGTCTTGGCGGCGATGTCTGTATAAATGACTTCTACAATTTTCTCGGAATAGAGCCTATAGACGGAGGTGATTATCTGAGCTGGTTTTATTTTTATGAAGATGGAATCAGTTGGATAGATTTCAACCATCGAAAAACTGTGTTGGAGGATGGTCTTGAAGTTTATGTAGTGGATATTGTATATACCCCGAGGATGGACGATGAACCATTCGCATAAATCGCAAGCTGTATTATGAAAGGAGAGTGTCATAATGAATAATAAAAGTAAATGGATTAAGGCTATTGGAGTAGCAGCAACCGTAATCGGTGTAGGTGTAAACCTTATCACTGATTGGGTGAATGAACAGAAAATGGATGAAAAAATTGAAGAAAAGGTCAGTGAAGCACTTGCCCGGAGAGACAAAGATGAAGCGGAGGAGTCCTAACAAGACTCTTTCGCTTTTTCTTTTGGAGGAGACAAATGGAATCACCGACTGAAAGAGCCGTTTATACTGTCCGTTATGCTATTGCAACAATGCCAATAATTCAGCGTGGTTATGACTTCGAGCAGGCGAGTTATATGAGATGGGCTGGAAGAGAAGTGTTAATACGACTCTGCAAACACCCAGAGATACCACCGTTGATCGTGATTGAATCGTTTCGAGATGAATGCGATTCATATTCATGTGTGAATCCTAGGACAAGTTATGTTTTTTCTTGTGCAAAAGACATGCTTGAGTGGATTATAGATCTGCTAATTTCATAGGTACCAAAATAAATTTTTATATTTTTGAAAGGAGAACAACGATATGTGTACAAGAGAAATGACTTTAGGAGAGGAAATTATCAGCTTAACCGAGAAAGGTGTTGACATTCCAACTGTAGAGAGAATGTATAGAAAGTATATCAATCTCAGTGCAAATAACGAAGCAACCAAGGCATGTGCGGAATATTGCAAAGCCGATGCTGAAATTACAGCTGAGATTTTTAGCACCCTGTTTGGAACTAGCTCGATTCTTCCGAACGACATTGCCGTCGGTGATCAGATTGAGATTCCTTTAGGAGATCTCGGAACATTCACGGCAACCGTACAGATGGTAAAAGGCGATAGGGTATTATTCTTGTTCGATGATTATATCGCAAAACGCCCGATGAACGAAAACGGAAGCAACGAGGGTGGATATGAAAAATCCGATCTTAAAAAATGGATTGAAAATGATCTGTTTAAAATGTTTCCGGAAGTGTTAAGAAATCACATGACTGGGCTGACTATTCCTACGCTTGGTGAAATCTGCGGATGGGGCGACAACTGGGATAAAGAACATATCGAGCCTGATGATGATGAGCAGTTACCACTCATGAAACAGAGACGAAACCGTGTTGCTTATTACAACAACGATTGTACGTGGGGTTGGCTCCGAAATGCTACCAAGAAGGAATTTTCTTCGGCTTACTTTGCCGGTGTGTACTACGGTGGCCTTACGTACTGCGACGGCGCTTCGGGCTCTCGTGGGGTTCGTCCGGAGTTCTGGTTGGTTAGATAAATCGCGGGGCCTTGTGCCCCGTTTATATTTTATGGAGGAGACCGAAATGCAGAAACCAAATTTAACAAAAATTTGTAGAAGTGTAAAAACAGCTACGGTAAAGCATAGTCCCGAAATCCTCACCGGAGTTGGAATTGCTGGAATGGTGACAACTACCGTAATGGCTGTACGAGCCACCCCTAAAGCAATCCAATTATTAGATGAGGAAAAACGTCGTCAGCACACTGAGAAACTGGAACCGATTGACACCATTAAAACTGCTTGGAAATGTTATATTCCTGCGGCAGTTACTGGAACAGTATCAGTAGCTTGCCTTATTGGAGCAAGTTCTGTTAATGCCAGAAGAAACGCAGCACTGACCGCAGCGTATACCATTTCCGAATCGACATTGAGAGATTATCAGAAAAAAGTGGTAGAAACAATCGGCGAGAAAAAGGAACAGACTGTGAGGGATGCCGTTGCTAAGGAACGTCTTGAGAAAAATCCAGTTGAAAACAAAGAAGTTATCGTCACAGCAAAAGGCGATACCTTATGTTTCGATGCTGTATCCGGAAGATATTTTAAATCGGACATCGACAAATTAAAAAAGGCTGAGAATGAATTAAATCGTCAAATGCGAGATGAAATGTATATTTCACTTAATGATTTCTATTATGAGGTCGGATTAGAGCCTATTAAGCTTGGCGATGATCTTGGCTGGAATATTGATAATGGATATATCGATCTGAGATTTAGTTCCCAGCTTGCTACGGATGGAACACCTTGTCTGGTTATTGATTATGGCTATGGTCCGAGGTATGACTTCCGTGGCTTAATGTAAGGTTCGCAGAATTTACAAACACTATTATGGAAGAACCACATATTTCAAATCTGAAAGGAGAACATATTATGGAGAACAACGAAATCATGAACAACAACGAAGAGGTTATCGAAACAACTACTGAGGAGATCGTGAAGGCGGCTTCTAACGGCGGTATGAAGAAAGCAACAACTATCGGATTGGCTATGATTGCAGGTGCATTAACCTACAAATTCGTAGTCGTTCCGGCAGCAGCAAAATTCAAGAACTGGCGTGAGAATCGTAAGACGGTTGTAACTCAGCCGAATAGCGATATCGTCGACGGAGAGTTTACGGATATCGATGAAAAGACAGAAGAGGATTCTGAATAAGAATTGAATCGATGATTCAGACAGAGGGAGAGTACCTATAACAGGGTGCTTTCCCTTTTGCTTTTTAAGGGAGGTGTCCTATGAATCAGTATATGTATGATGGACCGGTTATGGAGTTTGATACCTGCGTTGCGAATAGATGGCAGGGTTCTACATACGCGGCATCCGAAAAGAAAGCCAGGAGTAATCTGGTGTATCAGTTTAAGAAGAAAACAAACCGTATTCCAAGTACGAGGATAACCCTCCCTGGAAAAGTGGTAACGGTTAATTGAAAGGAGATTTAGAGATGGAGGAATACAAATCCAATTCCCATAAATCACGACAGAACCAGAATGATGATATTCCGGAGAAAAGAGTTGAAAAGGTTGTCAGTGGTTCTGTCAAATCGAAGAAAAAGAATGGTCTTCAGAAGATTACAAACGTATTTGTTCCGGAAGATGTAGACGATGTAAAAAGCTATATTTTTGAAGACATTGTGGTTCCGGCCGTAAAAGACATTATCTTGGATGCTGTCAGAGCATTCCTTGGTGTTAGCGGAAACTCAAGGGGCGGGAGATCGTCAACGTCATCCAAGATTTCTTACCGTAAGTATTATGACGATCGGGATCGACGAGATTCGGGAAACGTGTCAAGAACGCGAACTGGATACGATTACGATGATATCATTCTGGAATCTCGTGGCGAAGCAGAAGATGTCCTGGAAAGAATGGACGAGCTTATTGCTACATACCAGGTAGTTAGTGTCGCTGACTTCTATGATCTGGTTGGCGTTTCTGGCAACTATACAGACAATAAATACGGTTGGACCGATATTCGGAATGCATCTGTAATTCGTGTAAGAGACGGATACATGATTAAACTTCCGAAGGCATTACCGTTGAACTAGGAGGGGATATTTTTGTACGAATCAAATGATAAAATGGTGTCTCATCCGAGCCATTATCAGTCAGAAACAGGTTTGGAAGTGATCGATGTTATTGAGGCATTCACTTTCGATTTAAAAGGTATCGAAGCGACCGATACTGGTAACATTATCAAGTATGCGTGCCGCTGGAAAAATAAAAACGGCATTCAGGATTTGAAAAAGATCATGTGGTACACACAGCACTTGATCGATCATTTAGAGAAGAAAGAAAAAATTGAAGAGGAGAATAACTGATATGAAGAAAGAAGAAATCATGAAGAACGTTTCCACGACCTTCAGCAAAGTAAGTGTGAAACTTAAGAAGCATAGCCCTGAGATTCTGGTAGTGGCTGGTGTTGTTGGCACTGTTGCAAGTGCTGTTATGGCTTGCCATGCAACAACTAAGTTGGACAGCATATTGGAGAAGTCCAAGAAAGATATTGATGCCATTCATAAATGTGCTGAAAATGAGGAACTGGCGGCGGAGTATTCTAAGGACGACGCAAAGAAAGATTTGACTATCGTTTATGTACAGGCTGGTGTAAAAGTCGCTAAGCTCTATGCTCCTGCTGTTGCTCTTGGAACATTATCTATCGCAAGTATTGTTGCATCTCACAATATTCTCAAGAAGAGAAATGTAGCACTGGCAGCCGCTTATGCAACTGTGGATAAGACTTTCAAGGAGTACAGAAATCGGGTTGTTGAGCGCTTTGGCGCGGAGGTTGATAAAGAACTTCGCTACAACATCAAAGCAAAGAAATTTGAGGAAACCGTAGCTGATCCAGACAGTGGTAAAGAGAAAAAGGTGAAGTCTACCGTAGATGTAGCAGCACCTTCTACGAACGATTATGCCCGTTTCTTTGACGATACTTGTGAGGCGTACGAATCCAATATGGATTACAACCTTATGTATCTGCGTTCTCAGCAGAATCTGGCAAACGACAAGCTCAAGGCTAATGGATATTTATTCCTTAGCGATGTATACGATCAGCTCGGTATTAAGCGTACTAAGATGAGCCAGACTGTTGGTTGGATTTATAAACCAGAGGGAAACGAAAACGGCGACAACTTCGTTGATTTCGGTATTCTGGAAACCAACCGTGAAACTGAGGATGGCGGTTACGAGAAAGCTATTCTTATGGAGTTCAATGTAGACGGACCGATTCTCGATCTGATCTAATTTTGTGAGGAGGATACATATGCGAAATTGTATTCGTATGGTAATCCTTCCTACTCTTTGCGTATTTGCGATTATTTGCACAGGTTTTGTCTGCTCAGCAGAACGGGTAAATCAGTACGAGTATATCGAAATGCAGCCGACTTTAAAAGCTGAACCTATTGATCCTATTGTAATTATTTCTGAGCAACCCTTAGAGGAAACGGTGTCGGCAGTTGAAATCGAAGAGTATGTGGAGGATACGCTATTGCCGCAGGAAGATATTGAGCTAATCGCTCTTGTAACTATGGCAGAAGCTGAGGGCGAATGCGAGGAAGGAAAACGATTAGTGATCGACACCATCTTAAATCGTATAGATTCTGTATATTTCCCGGATACAGTGCATGGCGTTATATATCAGGCAAATCAGTTTTCATCCATGTGGAATGGGAGAGTTGATAAGTGTTTTGTGGATGATGATATTTGCCAGTTAGTTGAAGAGGAACTGCAATCCAGAACCAATGTGGATACGATATTCTTCACTGCTGGCGGATATGGAAAATACGGAACACCAATGTTTCAAGTAGGTAATCATTATTTTTCAAGTTATGAATAGAAAGGAGTCCTAAACTATGACAGGTTTCATGGGATTAACATTTTCAGCATTTGCTGGCATTTGCTTTGTTAGTGGTCTAGCCGTTCTTATGGGCGGAAAGGAGCATCACTGATGGATGGCATTGGAAATTTTATATCCATGATGGATTACATACTGGATACTAAGAGAAAAAGACATATCACAGGAGGCATTCTGTTGAGTGCCTCTTTACTTTTTGGTGGGCTTGCTCTCACTGTTATGACAATTCAGAACGAGGAGGACGAAGATGAGTAATAAAGCTCTGTTTACTTTGGCATTTATCATCGGCACTGTGACTGGTTCGGTAGTGACATGGTATCTGCTTAAAGATAAATACGAAGCCCTTGCGCAGGAAGAAATTGACTCTGTAAAGGAGGTTTTCTTAAGACGTGAGCAGGAATTAAAAGATCAGTCTGTAAAAAAGACTGTTGCTGAAGGTATTAAAGATACAGATAAAGAAAAACCGGATCTCAAAGAGTATGCAAGGCGATTAAAAAAAGAAGGGTATACCAGATATTCCGATTTTGGGTCAGATGAGGAAAAAAAGCCTGTTTCTGAAGCCGGTCCGTATGTGATTCCGCCGGAGCAATTTGGCGATAATGAAGAGCATGAGCAGATCAGTCTTACCTACTATGCAGATGGTGTATTGGCTGATGAAAATGATGAAGTAATTGAGGATGTGGAAGATGCTGTTGGAATTGATTCTTTGAATCATTTTGGAGAGTATGAGGACGATTCTGTCTTTGTTCGTAATGACGCAAGAAAGTGCGATTATGAAATTCTCCTTGATCAGAGGACCTATTCTGAAGTGGTTGAAGATATGCCGCATCAGATGGAGGTATGATGACACGGGATGAGCTGAACAATGCATATTTTGACTGGATGTACCAGCTCGTATGTGACGATGAATATTCGCGAGGTTTGTCGTATCGTAAGTTGTTATCTTTGCTTCACGATACAGATTTCACGTATACGATTGCTCTTGATGGCAACCGCTATGACGATGGGATCGATCTTCGATATAGATTCGGAAACGAGCAAGGATACCGGGATAATATGATTGCAAGTTATTTGGATAATCGTCCGTGCAGTGTTTTAGAAATGATTATTGCCCTTGCTATACGCTTAGAAGAGCACATCATGGATGATCCGGACATCGGTAATCGAACCGGTCAGTGGTTTTGGGATATGATCGTGAGTCTTGGCTTAGGTTCTATGGATGATTCCAAATTTGACAAGGCTTATGCCATCGATGTTATTCGGCGATTCCTTAATCGTGACTACGAACGGGATGGCAAGGGTGGTTTATTCACAATCGAGCATTGCAGATATGACATGAGAGATATTGAGATCTGGTATCAAGCTAACTGGTATCTCGACAATGTCAGATAGGAGGACGTTATGAACCATAGCGAAGTATATAAGTGGTTCGAGTTATATTTTCCTCAGTATGCTGGGGATAAAGTGGAGAGCTGGTTCCAGAACGGAAAGAACAGTATTCGCATCCGTCAGAAGAACCATCAGGAATTTATATTTACATTCAACAATGAAGGAAATTGGCGGTTTGAGACTGTTGAAAGCTTCATGAATGGATTAAAAGGAGGTAAGAAATAATGGGTGAAATGCTTACTTATATTTTCAGCAGTTTACGGTCATCGGAAAAAAGACTGGATGTTGTTACAAGGGCAGTCAGTAAACAGCGGAGCTTCAATAAACAGATTACAATCTTTGCTGCCTTGACAACTGCAAATCTGGTTGTTATGAAAATCGAGCAGAAGGATCAGGCATTGCGCATCAGAAAACTGGAAAAGGAAATTGAGGAACTTAAGCGTCCGGAAGGAGAGTAAAAAATGCGATGATCGACTTTATGGTGATTTCAACACGTTCAACGAAACGTGGAGTAATAGAAATCTATCCAAAGTTCATTATTAAAAAAAGCACTGATCTAATGATTCGAGGTGGTGATTTCTATGCTATCTGGATTGAGGAACGTGGTTTATGGTCTACGGACGAGCAAGATGCCTTGCAGCTCATTGACCGCGAACTGGATAGATATGCTGAGGAGAACCGCCAGCGTTTTAACTCCGATATTAAAGTCCTGCATATGTGGGATGCCGAGTCGGGTATGATCGACTCATGGCATAAGTATTGTCAGAAACAGATGAGGGACAGCTTTCATACGTTGGACGACAAACTTATATTTTCCAATACAGAAACTAATAAAAAAGACTACGCCAGCAAAAAGTTGAATTACCCGCTTGAAGCTGGCGATTTGTCTGCCTATGAGAAATTGATGTCTACTTTATATTCAGAAGAAGAGCGGACAAAAATTGAATGGGCTATAGGGTCAATCGTATCTGGAGAATCCAAAAAACTGCAAAAATTTATGGTTTTATACGGAGCTGCTGGAACAGGTAAATCCACAGTTCTTAACATTATTCAGCAGCTTTTCGACGGATACTATTCTGTATTTGACGCAAAAGCACTTGGATCTTCCAGCAATTCATTTGCATTGGAAGCATTTAAAACAAACCCTCTGGTTGCTATTCAACACGATGGCGATTTGTCGAGAATTGAGGACAACACTAGATTAAACAGTTTAGTATCTCATGAGTTGATGACTGTGAATGAAAAATTCAAATCCACATACTCAAACCGGTTCAAATGTTTCCTGTTTATGGGAACAAATAAGCCGGTCAAGATTACAGATGCGAAGTCTGGTCTGATTCGAAGACTGATCGATGTATCGCCGTCTGGAAATAAGCTGAATCCAAAAGAGTACAAAACGATTGTGAAGCAGGTAGAATTCGAGTTGGGAGCTATCGCTTATCATTGCCAGGAAGTATATTTGAGCAATCCCGGTCGTTATGACGATTATATTCCGATCACGATGCTTGGAGCATCTAATGATTTTTACAACTTTATCATCGATTCGTACCATGTATTTAAGAAAGAAAACGGGACAACTCTGAAAGCTGCATGGGAGATGTACAAAACTTACTGTGACGATGCCAAGGTTGGATTCCCGTTCTCGCAGAGGGTATTTAAAGAGGAACTTAAAAACTATTTTCATGATTTTCAGGAACGGTTCAATCTGGATGATGGAACCCGTGTTAGAAGTTATTACATTGGGTTCAGAACAGAAAAATTTGAAGAGGAGACTGTAGAGGAAAAGCCGGAAGTAGTCAAACCGGCACTGATCCAATTCGATAGCACTGAATCTATATTTGATGATGTGTGTTCGGAATGCCCTGCACAGTATGCTTCGGAAAACGAAACACCTCAGAAAAAATGGGATTCTGTTCGCACGAAATTATCTGGAATTGATACGAAAAAACTTCATTATGTGAAAGTTCCAGAGAATCATATTGTGATTGACTTTGATATTCCAGACGAATCTGGAAACAAGTCATTTGAAAAGAATTTAGCAGAAGCAAGTAAGTGGCCGCCGACCTATGCTGAGCTTAGTAAATCCGGACAAGGTATACATCTTCATTATATTTATACCGGCGATCCGACACAGCTTAGCAGAGTGTATGACGACCATGTTGAAGTTAAGGTGTTCACGGGCAAAAGCTCTTTGCGGCGTATGCTGTCAAAGTGTAATAATTTGCCTATCGCAACAATTAGCTCCGGTTTACCGCTGAAAGGAGAACAAAAAATGGTAAATTTTGAAGCGATTAAGAGCGAGAAAGGGCTTAGAACACTGATTAAACGGAATCTTAATAAAGAGATACATCCAGGAACTAAGCCTAGTATCGATTTTATCTACAAGATACTGGAAGATGCGTATGGAAGCGATTTGAAGTACGACGTCACAGACATGCGCAATGCAGTATTAGCATTTGCGGCGAATAGCACTCATCAGGCAGATTACTGTATTAAGTTGGTCAACAAAATGCAGTTTAAATCCGCAGATCCGTCCACAGCGGTTAAAAATGATGACGCAAAGCTGGTATTCTATGATATTGAGGTTTTTCCAAACTTATTTCTTGTAAACTGGAAAATCGAGGGTGAGGGAAAGCCTGTTGTAAGAATGATTAACCCGTCTCCGAGTGAGATCGAGGAGCTAATGCGGTTCAGACTGGTTGGCTTCAACTGTCGGAGATATGATAACCATATTCTATATGCAAGGTTAATGGGTTATACAAACGAACAGCTCTATAACCTTTCGCAGAAAATCATTAACGGAAGTCCAAACTGTTTCTTTGGAGAGGCATATAACGTATCCTATACGGATGTGTACGATTTCGCTTCGGCTGGTAATAAGAAGAGTCTTAAGAAATTGGAAATCGAGATGGGAAACCTTACCGATGACGATCTCAAGAAAAAAGGATTCTCCGATGAAAAAATAAGAATTATCAAGGCGGGAACGCATCACCAGGAGCTTGGTCTTCCATGGGATCAACCGGTTCCGGAAGAGCTTTGGATTAAGGTCGCTGAGTATTGCGATAACGATGTTATTGCTACTGAGGCGGCCTTTAATTATCTTGAGGCTGACTGGACGGCGCGGCAGATTCTGGCAGATTTAGCAGAAATGACCGTTAATGATACAACGAACTCACTTACAACCAGAATTATATTTGGAAACAACCGGAAACCCCAGTCAGAGTTCCATTACAGAAATCTGGCAGAACCGGTAGAGTCACTGGATAAGGAGAGTATGGATTTCCTTAAGGAAGCCTGCCCGAAGATGATGGAGGAGCCTCACTATGGTTGGAAGTACAACGATAAGGACGAAGTTCCATTTGAAGCTCACAGCATTCTTCCATATTTCCCTGGGTATGTATTCGACCATGGAAAATCTACATATCGTGGAGAAGAAGTAGGTGAGGGCGGATTTGCACAGGGCGTACCCGGAATGTATGGAAACGCAGCACTCCTGGATATTTCTTCAATGCATCCGCATAGTGCTATTGCTGAGGTTCTGTTTGGACCGAGATTTACGAAGGCGTTCCGTGATATTGTTGAGGGTCGTGTAAGCATTAAACATGAGGCTTGGGATATTGTTAATACCATGCTGGACGGCAAGCTTACCCCGTATATTCAGAGAGTTATTGACGGCGAGATGACATCAAAAGATCTTGCCAATGCACTGAAGACGGCTATCAATTCAGTATACGGTCTCACATCGGCATCTTTTGATAATCCATTCCGTGATCCAAGAAACATCGATAACATTGTGGCGAAACGTGGAGCATTATTCATGATCGACCTTAAGAATGAGGTTCTGAAGCGCGGATTCCAGGTTGCTCATATTAAGACAGACTCTATTAAGATCCCAGATGCAACACCAGAGATTATTCAGTTCGTTATGGACTTTGGTGAGAGATACGGATACACGTTTGAGCACGAGGCTACGTACGATCGGATGTGCTTGGTCAATGATGCTGTATATATCGCAAAGTACAAATCAGCAGAAGAATGCCAGAAGATGTATGGTTATGTCCCTGGCGACAACAAAAAGAAAGGTGGAAAATGGACGGCAACAGGTACTCAGTTCCAGATTCCATATGTATTTAAGAAGCTGTTCAGCAGAGAAGACATCGCATTTGAAGATATGTGCGAGACCAAATCTGTGAGCAGCTCTTTATATTTGGATTTGAATGAGGAGTTACCGGATGTCAGCAAGGAAGAAAAAGAATTCAGCAAGGCAGAGAGTGACTATAAGAAAGGACTGTTATCCGATACAACTTTTGAATCCACATGCCAGAAGCTTACTCCATTGATCGAAAAAGGACACGACTATCACTTTATTGGAAAGGTTGGTCAGTTCTGTCCGATGAAAGATGGATACGGAGCTGGACTTCTGATGAGAGAAAAAGACGGTCGTTACTATGCTGCAACTGGTTCCAAAGGTTATCGTTGGATGGAATCGGAAATGGTCAAAGAACTTGGCAAGGAAGATGGTATTGACCGATCCTACTACGACAAGCTGGTTGACGAGGCTGTAAAAACTATTTCGCAGTACGGTGACTTCGAGTGGTTTGTGTCTGACGATCCGTATATTCCAGAGCTTGGCGCAAATGACGCTGATGTTGATTGTGTTGTTCCATGGGCGATGCCTTGCGGAGAGGATAAGTATCGGACATGCTTCGACTGCCCGCATTTCAACAATGATAACTTCCATATGGATTGCAATCTTGATTATGATATTTCAGATATTGTGATGAAGCACGCAATGAATCCGCCGGAAAATTAAAAAAAATAAAGGAGAATTTAATCATGGCAAGAGCAAATGTAAATGAGCTGATTATTGAGAATGCTCGTATTATGTTCAGAAATTTCAGAGGAGAAGAGACAAAGTACAACAGAGCAGGTAACCGTAACTTTTGCGTTGTAATTCCGGATGCCGACCAGGCACAGAAACTCGGCGAAGATGGATGGAATGTGAGAATCCTTCCGCCGAGAGACGAGGATGAAGCGCCTCTTCACTATATTCAGGTAGCAGTTCGATTCGATAACATTCCGCCGAATGTATACATGGTTACCAGGAGAGCTAAAACAAAACTGGATGAGGAGTCTGTATCTTCTCTTGACTATGCTGAAATCAGAAATGTTGATCTGGTCATCAGCCCGTCAAAGTGGGAAGTGAATGGAAAATCTGGCATCAAGGCATATCTGAAGACCATGTACGTCACGATTGAAGAGGACGTGTTTGCTGAGAAATATGCGGATGAAGAGGAACCGCCGTTCGCATAAATCATATTTTGAGGGTGTCGGTGTCAAAGCCGACACTCTTACTTTATGAAAGGAGAAAAATTATGTTTTGGAATAAGAAAAAACCGAAGTCGAAACCACAGATTAAGACTACGGTACCTAAAACATTCAAAGCAAAAGAACCGCCACCTAAGTGGCAACCAACTTTCGGCGAAACGAAAAAGAAGGGTGAGAAACCACCGGAAGTAACTACGAAATCCGAACCAAAAATTGACTGGGAAGATAAATTTTTAAAATCTTTTCAGAAACTTACATATAGACGTCGGGCATGGGATGTGTGGAGAGATTATATTTTACTTCATGCATGTTCAATCTCGAATGTTTTGGACAAGGACAACTACGACCAAAGAGAGAAGCAGTATCTAAAAATTATTCATCAGTATTCAAAAGAAGAGCAAGCTATATTTCCAGAATTAGCAGCATATACAACCATGGCCCTGGATCAGAATCAAGAGCAGGATTTTCTCGGAAAAATGTTTATGCGGTTGGATCTGGGAATTCGTTCGGCTGGTCAATTCTTCACGCCATATCATGTGTGTGAACTTATGGCTGAAGTGGTGGCGACCAATGCTTTAGAAAAGATAGAGCAGTATGGTTATATTTCGATTAACGATCCATGCTGCGGTGCTGGAGCGACGTTGATTGCTGGTGTGCATGTAATCCGAAAACAGCTGGAGCATTGTGAACCACCGAGAAACTACCAGAACCATATCTTAGTAGTTGCACAGGACGTTGATGAAATCGTTGGTCTGATGTGTTATATCCAAATCTCGCTTCTCGGATTGGCTGGATTTATAAAAATAGGTAACTCGATAACTGACCCAATATCTACGGACGATTCATCTGAAAATTATTGGTATACGCCTATGTATTTCTCAGATGTATGGAGTACAAGAAGAATGCTCCGGCAGATTAACAAGTTATTTGGAAAGGGTGATGACGAATGAAGAAAAGATATTCTATTCCAAAAGAGCAGTGTACGTGCGGCATCAGCGAGCTTTATAACAATGTTGCTAAAATCATGGGTGTTTCAGATTTGAGCAAGGTTGTGTACGATTGTCGTAAATTATCTATCACTAAAAAAGTGCTGGACTGCCTGTATGAATTTTATCATTCAGAGAATCAGAGCGATGAAACTATCACGACTTGTATGCTCTTGTATGGTCCAAAAGCAGATCTGGAGGGCGACGGCTATGAAGTTGAGGCGGAAGATGGATTCGTCACGAAAGGTGTGTGATGGCTGGCGTAGAATTACGGGACTATCAGGAAGATGCTGTACGGCAAATGCGAAACGGCTGCATACTTTGTGGCGGTGTTGGTAGTGGAAAATCCAGAACTTCGCTGGCCTACTATTATGTTCGAAACGGTGGAGAACTTGGAACGGATGAGTATGTTCCTATGGATGATGTGAACATTAAGGATTTGTACATAATCACAACTGCCAGAAAACGGGATACATTTGAATGGGAAGAAGAACTCTCACCGTTTCTATTATCAACGGATAAAGAAGAGAATTTGTATACCAATAAGGTTGTGATTGATTCCTGGAACAACATCAAGAAGTATGCGGATGTCAAAGATGCTTTCTTTATATTCGATGAGCAGCGTGTCATAGGCTCTGGAACATGGGTTAAAGCATTTTTGAAAATCGCCAAGGTAAATGAGTGGATATTACTATCCGCAACTCCTGGTGATACGTGGCAGGATTATATTCCGGTGTTTGTGGCTAACGGATTTTATAAAAACCGAAGCGAATTTACAAGAGAGCATATAGTCTATAGTCGCTTCAGCAAATTTCCTAAAGTTGACCGATATTTGAATACTGGTAGATTGATTCGATTGCGAAATAAAATCTTGGTGAATATGGATTTTAAGCGCCAGACAGTTTCGCACCATGAGGATATTTATGTCAAGTACAATATCGAAATGTATAAAGATGTCGGAAAAACCAGATGGGACCCGTTTAAAAAAGAACCAATTATCAATGCTGCCGGTCTGTGCTATGTGTGGAGAAAAATTGTAAATACAGATCAGTCCAGACAAATAGCTTTACTCGAAATTGTGGAGAAGCATCCGAAAGCGATTATATTCTACAATTTTGATTACGAGCTTGAACTTCTGAAAGAGATATTTTCTGGATACGAAGTTGGAGAGTGGAACGGCCACAAACATCAGCCAGTGCCGACTAGCGATACATGGGTATATTTAGTTCAGTACAATGCCGGGGCTGAAGGATGGAACTGTATTACGACGGACACGATTATATTCTATTCTCAGAATTATTCGTATAAGATCATGGCACAGTCTGCTGGTCGAATAGACAGGATGAATACACCATATACGGATCTGTATTACTACCATTTGAAATCCAGGTCTGGTATTGATCTTGCCATCAGTAAAGCATTGAATGACAAGAAAACATTTAATGAAACGAGGTTTGTTAAGTGGAGACAATGATTTATAATCTGTGGATATTTTTAAAAATTTTATCTATCAAGTTGAAAAGTATGTCTGCGGAAGATTTTTACAGTCTGCTAATAGAGTGTGACTATCAACAAAGATTATATGCAATTTTGTTAAGATATTACATGTGAGGTGTCCAATGGAAAATATTTACAAAGAGGTTGATTTCAAAACCTATTGCAAAACCTGCGAACATAAGGATCTCGAAGAAAAATTTGATCCTTGTAATGACTGTTTGGCAGAACCGATGAACGCAAATTCGGATAAACCTATTTACTGGAAGGAGGCTGAAAATGGTAGATAGTATTTTAGTTAGTGTTGATTTTTCAAACAAAAATGACACTGGAGTAATGGTTGTAGGAAGAAAACGAATGAATCAGTCTGTTGAGATTATCAATGCTTTCCAGGGAGATGAAGCGAGAGAACTTTATGAAAAGCTGGTAACAAAGAAAAAGAAGGAGGGTCAAAAGTGAGTTTTCAATACGATCAATATTTAGCTAGGCATCGAGCTAATGTGAAAAGGGGGTTCGACTGGCTTTCTGAAAATTTACCGGGACTTATGACAAACACCCTAACCGCCGGGTGGAATACAGAATTTGCTCATGATCAGTCTAAAAACGAACCGGGTGAGTATGAGGCATACGATGCATATTTCTATGGAAATAATCGCTCTTATGAGGTTGTACAGCGATATCAGCGAGCATGGTTACTTCATATTCACAGAAATCCTCATCATTGGCAGCACTGGATTCTTATTCATGATGATATGGAAGATGGCGAACTGGAGACCGTTTTGGAAATGCCATACGATTACATCATCGAGATGATTTGCGATTGGTGGTCATTCAGTTGGCAGAGTGGAAATCTCTATGAGATATTCAAGTGGTACGAGGAACATTCTAAGTATATAAAACTGGCGCAGACAACGAAAATCACAGTCGAGTATATTTTAGACAATATGAAGAAAAAACTTCAGGCATTGCAGTATGCGGATCAATCAGCCATGCAACCTGGAGCTTGATATTTGGAGGAGCTATGAATAGAACGACAAAAATAAACATCTTAGCGTATGCTTCGGAGCCGGACAAGAATTATAAGTACGAGGGTGACATCGTCGATTATAAGGGAAAAAGGTATTTCGTAAGTCTGGCAGAAGAGCGAGTGGAATTT